TGATAATTTGTTTACAGGATCAGCAGCATCTATATTGGCAACATTACCTAATGGTACTGGCTTCATAATTACTGGATCTGTGATTACAGCTGGTCTGCTATAACCAAATAATCGTGCCACATCACCTACACCGGTAGCTACTATTTCTGTAGCGCGTGCATAAGGTCGAATAAGTGGTATGCTTTTTAACATCCCTGCTGCTTTTGCAACAGCAGAAGCTGGTTTGGAGATGATTCCTTGACCATACTCATCGCCTGAATTCATGGTTCCAGACTGAGAAGGCAAAGCAGGAAGATCCTGGGAAGTTGGCATTGTCAAAGTAACATCAGTTGCCCACAAATATACATTAATGGTCACTGGATTACCTACATCAGTGTGCCTTAAATTTCCAAAAGATCGGAATACAATTTCTCCTAAACCATCTGTAACACCCGCCTTTGTTAATGGAATGTAATTCTCTTTATAAAAATAAGGAATTTCCAAAACTCCACCTGTATTCAAAGTTGGGTTGAGAAAGATATGGGGCTTCTGAGAAGCTCCAACCAAATCGGCATCTAAAGCACCACCAAGACCACGTTCAATTGTGACTTGGTCAAATCCGCTTAATGGATTATATGATACTAAAGCTCTGCCATAATGAAATGGTGTCCCACTAATCAAAACCTTCATGTGTAAATTCATACGTAAAAGTTCAAAATTAGCTATCTTATCCCGAATAAAAGGATTAGTTAAATAAGCTGTCCATGGGTTCAACGTCTCGTATAACGGAGTGTCAATAGCCCATTGATATGTTGCCACATTAATTGGACGGCACAGAAAATTACCCAAATCGCTATCATTATTATTTGCCAAATTAAATGTTGCATCTGGTGCGGTGGGTACCGTGGTATTCCAACCGGCAGATTCATCAGCAAAAGTTGTGATCTCCGCTTTCGCGGTGTCATCAGCCATGCTGACATTCATAGTAGCAGATTGAGAAGGCAAAATCGGTTCTTTATATTTATTAATCTCCGATTGCAACTCAGCAATTTTGCGTTTAAGTTTTCTACTGTGTCCGTACTTTCGTGCGACATCATGTTCTAGTTGGTGAATACGCACCAACGCCGTTTCCAGTGTATAAGGGGACTGGATCACCCCATTATGCATACTTAAATCCAATGCATTTGGATATTGTGTAATACTAGTAATGCGATAATTATATTTAAAACAAGTGTATGCATCAACACACCTGAATCAGAGCTTCTCTTATTGTAGTTTCAAACTACTCCACTAAATAATGGTACCTCTCGGGGGAGGTTCAAGACAAATAAGTTTTCGTAATATACAATTAGTTTGGAAGATACTAAATGCAAATTCGTAACTACCTCATTTGGGTTCTTTGGTTTTTATTGCATGTAACCAACGCAATTTCACATTTCGAAAATTTACCCTACTCCTCTTTCGAGGGTGGGTATGGGTTTTCGTCCCATTCGTATTTCTCACAATACTTTAAAAGTTGTTCCTGATAAGTCGGGAACGACCCTACAAGTCCTGCGAGATTACATTCGTCTGCTACTTGTTTAAGTTGCGCGCATCTCTCTGTGTATTTCTCACGTCCGAAATGTGCGTACTTATCCAAGGCATCCTTTATTGTGCAGGCAGCGTGGAGTTCTTCCGAAATCTGTGATTTTCCATGTGCATGGAGCATCTTAGATATCGAACTCTCCTCAATAACTGCACGGTATAGTTGCAATTCATCATCCCATACTGCATTATGTTTTAAGAAACCTGCTTCAGAACCATGTATAAATGGAACAGATTCAGCCTCTTTATCAGCCATCGTGTATGTAATATCACACTCAGCTAAAACACGAGCAATATTGGTATGATTGTATGCATCATAACCAGTCTTTACAGACATGATGTTATCATCTCCATAAGTCAATAGAGTAACAACTTCAGAAAATAATGGCGTTTTCCACCATCTTTCTTCTTGTGCAATTTTATAATATACATAACGCATATATAAACTATTAACTAATGAATTGGTAACAACAGTCAATGGATGTCCCGAAGGATTAGATCCATAAAATTGTACTAATGTTCCAAAATAATCATAAGTTGGTGAACTGATTTCAGTAGCAATACCACGCATGACAGTTAAATCGTCAGCATCATAATTACCACTCAATTCAGCAAGATTAATTAAAATCTTAAAACTCGCCAACATAAATCTTGGAGACATACGTCCATCAAAAGACTTATAATCACCTGCAACTACTCTATCTACTCCATGTTTATAAACATGTTTCATCATCTTAGTCCACTCAGGCGATTCCACATTTAAACCGACAGCACATTCAAAAACTTCTTTATTCTGTTGCATAAAGGCTGAAATCGACAGGAAATATTTCCTGACTAACATAATAAAATAAATATTACATCCAGCGAATACACGAACTTTTGTTTTACCAATCTTAGTTGGCTCATCCTTTAATGAAGCTTTAAAAACAGTGTTAATTCGGTTTCCATCCAACAAAGTTTCTTCGAGTTTCTTAATCTCCTCCAAAACTTTTGGATCAATATCTCTAGGGCATGAAATTCCTTCAACAATTCTATCAGACTTACTGACAAGAGTTGTCTTAGGTCCAGATAATGGAAATCCGCAAGCCGTGGCGAAATTCATAGCATTAATGCCAGTAACTCCGTCTAAACCTGCAAGGACAACATCATCATCCAATTTGCCGAGATTGCGCAACTTATTCTTCAATTTAGAAGTCAAAGTTGAATTAAAATCTACGACAGCCTTATCAATCAACGCAGCATCAAACCTATACGCAGTATGTGTTTTGTTTTCGATATCCACTTCTTTATGCATAACATCCCTCATCAAATGGGGTTTATCATGTATTCTTTCTAAGCCTAAATGCTCATGTACTTTGTGTGAAATCGAAGAAACTCTTACTTCGGATTTTGGTGTTGAACTGGGTCTATTATGTGCTCCATATACAATACACCGCGCATCACTTTCTAATTTTCTAGTAACGCACAATTCATGTGGTTCTTGTAATGGACCAACATCAATATCTCCAATCGTTGTATCAAAAGCCTGTCCGGCATGTGAAGGTAACACTGAAGGTCTTTTAGCAATATTATCAATTGCATCCAAGACTTGATCCCGTGTAATAAAGCCAGCTGCTGCTGTATGGTTCTTTCCACCTAAATGGAATCCACCAATAAACGGCATGTCCTTATTATCACGACCTACAAATGTTGCCATACACAAACCTTGGAAAGTTTGCTCTGGAAAATAATAACTAAGTGATTCAAATGATCCACCTAGCGTAGTTCTGTTGGTCGTACGTGTACCCAATAACTTTTGGTAAACTTTAATTTCACCTTGGTCATTATACACCATCTCGCCAACAATTTGCTTGCCATGTGCAATGTATCCCGGAAAATATGCAGTTAAATCACGTTGATCACCAAGCTCAGGAATATACCAAACACAAATGTCTGTATTGGGTATCCTATAGCAAGATTGCATCGATATACTAACATGCTTGGGATTGGCTCCCGGCTTAGTAATCAATGCTTCCGCATTATAATCAGGTACTACATGAGAAGGAATTAATGCAATATTACCTCGAATTGGCAGACAATTACAAAATCTTGTCTTACCGTTATTCAATTTAATATGAATCATCATAATCCTTCTACTAACCATACCAGTTAATTGATCTGGTGTAGAACAACGAGCAGTGCCCAAAATCCTAGGATTGAACGTAAATCGCTTATAACGCGAATGTTCATCCCAAAATTCTGTGGCTGATTGCTCCTTTTTCTTCTCATTAATATCTATACTTGGTCGCATATATTCTGCCGCCTCTGATGTTAACATATCATAAATTAATTTAATGATAGAACCAATCATGGTCATAGCAGATACACCACCAAGTAAAGAAATAAATCTCGCTCTATCGAACATGGTCATTTCCTTTAAATAATCGCTAGGTTTCTTCATACGCTGTATCTTGTATTTTACTACATAACACAACACTTTATAAAGCAACCATTGTTGAATCTGAACGGTTAATAATAATACGACAAATATTCTCGGATGGTGTGTAATACACATAAAACAAATCGTATACATAAAAATTGCCTTGACACAAAGGTCGACACAATATTTACCAATAATCCAATTCCGACATAATTTAGTA